CCCGACAACGACCACCCGCAGCGCCCCCAAGAGCAGCCCGGGGCTTCTTCGCGGCGGCAAAGCCGTACCGTGCAGCAGTCAGACCGCGTGAGTACGAGCACACGTCAACGCCAGACCGACACATCGCAGCCACGCCGCTACGATCGCCGTAAGACCGACTACTACGTCAAGCGCACCTTTTCGCGACCTCAACGCGATCGCGGCAATTCCGTCCCTCACCCCGCGTCGCACACCACAAGCCACGCGCTTCCGGCCCGCCGTCTACGCCTTGCGCTTTGCTCCATCGCCGCCTGCCTCGTCTTTGTGTTTTTGGGATCCTGTATCTCCCACGGATCAGCCGGTCTTGAGCCCACTGCCGAGGACAAGCTGCTTAAAGCTCCCGTCGCGCCCGGTTACTCCTTTGCGTTCTCGACCCCACGCTCGCAATGGCAGGCCGGTGTCATGCCCCACATCTACCAAATTGACCCCGCATGGTCGGAGCTGCCCTATGCCGGCGGCACTATTCGCGAAAACGCTTGCGGTCCTACCTGCCTCACCATGGTCTATATCTTTAAGACCGGCCATACCGATAAGACGCCGGTCGATATATGCGCACTGGCCGAAGCCGGCAACTACGCCCCCACCGGTGCCACCGAATGGTCGTTTATGACAGGCGGTGCGTGGCAGCTGGGGCTCAACGGAACACAGCTCTATAACGATCGTGAATCGATTGCCCAAGCACTTCGCTCGGGTGCGCCCGTCATCGCCGCAGTGCGCCCCGGTACGTTTACCAACGTAGGCCACTACATCGTGCTCTACGGCATCGACGATGCCAACCAGATTGGCGTCTACGACCCCAACTCGGCCAGCCGCAGCGCCCGCCGCTGGGGCGTCGTAGAGGTCCTCAACGAAGTCGAAGCCATGTGGGCCTACTACTAGTCATTGGGGACAGACTTAAATGAGTGGTCATTGGGGACGCTCTTGTTTGACTAGTCGTTTAAGAACGTCCCCAATGACTAGGTGAATAGCAAAAGCCCCGCAGTCGGAGCGGACTGCGGGGCTCATGAAGAGAGGCTAGTTTGTGGGCGCTTTGCCTGGCGCCCACGAGAGAGGCAACAGAGTAGAGACTACTCGTGGATGCGGGTACCGGAGAGGCCAGCCATGGTCTCGGCGGCCTTGTCCAGAGCGCCGATGATGCAGGTGCGGCCCTTGCGGGAACGGGCGAACTTGATGGCAGCGCGGACCTCGTCCTCGCTGGCCCAGCCGCAGCCAAAGACGCTCTGAATCTTGGCCAGCAGCTCGGCGGGTACCTCGTAGCGACCGGTCTGTGCCAACTGCTCCATAAGGCCGGCAACGAGTTCGCAGTCGCCATCGGACAGGAAGTACAGCATGCGCTCCAGGTTAGAGCTGATGAGGATGTCCATCGACGGCGAGATGGTCGTGAAGAACGGGCGGTTACGGTCGTAGACGCCGGTGGTCAGGAAGTCGGCAAGCACGTTGTTCTTGTCGCTCGCGACGATGAGCTTGGCGACGGGCAGGCCCATGCGCTTGGCGTAGTAGCCGGCCAAGATATCGCCAAAGTTGCCGGTGGGCACACAGAACTCTACGGCGTCGCCAGCCTCGATAGCGCCGGCGCGCAGCAGCTGCGCATAGGCGGCAAAGTAGTAGACGACCTGCGGTACCAGACGGCCGACATTGATAGAGTTGGCGCTCGAAAGCACCGTGCCGGCGGCCTCCGCCGCCTTTCTGGTTCTCTTGGTCATGTATATGGCACCTCCTGGCGCACCGCTGGCGCCTCAAATTTCAGCGACATGGCCCCGAAATAGTAGGGGTGTGTGTCGTCCTGCTGTGTGACCCATTTGATCGGATACATGATGGACCACGGGCCGCCTACCGCGCCCCCGCTGTCCGGTTTGATCCTCACTACGGGATTTTTGGCGTATCGCCCGCAAATCTCCTGGATGATGTGCAGCACGTCCCGGTATCCCTGCCGGTTCGGGTTTTTGTCGTAGACGCACACCACCAGGATCATGTCGATTTCCTGGGGGCTGTTGGCGTCCTGTATGTTCCCCTCGTTGGTCCGCACGATGATGTACGGTTCCGGGATCTCCTCGGTCCGGTCCTCGGTTTCGTCCATTCCCTCGATGATCGGGAGGTCCTGGGGGTAAACCCGGATCGGCCGCTTGTCGCCGGCGGAACTCTGGAGGGTCTGCCCCTCGAACAGGTCCGCCAGGTCCGCCACAATGGCGTCCTGCAAAAATTCCGGTGTCGTGGTGTTCGCCTCCTTGACTTTTCGCCGCTTTTCGTGGTAAATTCTTGTTGTGGTAATAGTCTGAAAATCGTGGTAATACACGGCACGAAAGGGTGTGTTAAAATGCCGGTACAACTCGATCTTTGGTCCATTTCTCCTCCCGTTTCTTCCCGCCCCGCTGGCAGCGCGAACGATCCAGACGCTTTTGGGTGCTGTTCTCGGTATCGTTCCTGTTCCGCTGCCGGGAAGTGCTTAATTCCTGGCCTTGACTATTCCGCCCATTGTTCTTATCGAAAGAACCTGGAGGCCGGCCGGATTTTCTACGGGAAAAACTCTTGTGGGTTCTCTGCGGACCGCTATTTTTCGCTATGCTCTGCCGTCGGCGCTCTGCCGGACGGTGCCCGGCTGGCGCTTGACGGCCTGGTGATTGACTTCTGCGAATACCGGCGCGGTGCCTCCTCGGTCGTCGTCCGCTCCGTATTCCTTTCTGATCTGGCAGGGCTTTCTCTTTTCGATTTTTCCCCGCTTGGCCCCATGTTTCCGCGTCTGTGCGGCTATCGGCAGTTGCTTTCCTCCGTGATGGAAAACCCCTCCTATGGCCCAATGTTTCGCCGTGCGCAGGAGGCCGGGTCCGGCTCAAAACCCGGCCCGAAAACGAAAGAATTTCTGTCCGATTGGTTGAACCGTGCCGGTGTTTCCTTGCGGGATGAACTTTCTGCACCGTATCTCTTGGCGTCCATACGGTCGGATGCTCTTTCATATCTGGAAGAACTGTACCATGATACTTTGGCCGCGTCCTACGATGGCCGCATATACGCTCGTTCTCCTCTTGCGGAGGATGGTTTTTTGTCCAGCGCGGACTACGAAAGGGAGGAGCTGCGCCGGATCTCTCTTTCCCGTGGGTATTCCCCGGAGGAAAAGGCCAGCCTTTCCGCCCCGCTCCTGGAGGCCCAGGCCGCCCGATCCCGCTCCGCAAATAAGGGGGGTGGTTCTGTATGACCTTTGGGCCTTTTGAGATCCCGGAGGAGGAACTGCTGGAGGCTTGCAAGCGCCTGGAACGCGCCCAGGCGATTTCCCCGGAGGCCGTCCTTTCTTTCGATGTTTCGGCCCGCTCGATGGCTATTCAGGGGTCAGACGGGTTCCCTTATCACGTCCGCCTTGGTGGGTGCGAATGTGTAGACTACGAACGCCGGAAACTTCCGTGCAAGCATATTTACCGCCTGGCTCTTGAACTTGGCTGTGAATTTCCAGAGGCCCCGGCGTTTGATCCTTACCTTGCGGCCGAATACGATATTTCGGAGGACTTGGACCGTTTGCGTCTGCGCTGGGTTTCCGGCCAACTTACCCTGGCGGCATACTCGAAATGTGTTGACGCGCTCCGCAGTTCCGCCGCAAAGGCAAAGCGCCGGCGCGGCCGCCCCAAAAAACAATGATTTACGCGCTTTGTCGGATTGCCTTGGCGATCCGCTTGTCGATCTCCTGGTCCAGGACCATGTAAAGCATGGCCCTGGCCTTTTCTTGTACCTCCTCGTTTGACATCATACTGGGGACGGAAGGGCCGGTCAGAACCTTGATCCTGGTCATATCCGGCCATTGGCCACGGTGCGGCATACCGTACTTTTTTACGCGGTCCGCCGCGCCGCCTACCGTGTAAGACTGCCCCACCATGCGCTGCACAATCGCCTTGTGGGTGCTGCTGAACTGCGCCGCAAACGCAGGCGCCCCTCCGCGCTCCAGTAGTTTCATTCCGCCAGACTGCAGGACTTTGGCTTTCACGCCTTGGTCCGTCTGGTTTGTCAGGAAGTCGATCAGATCATTTACCGGGCCTTTGGACCGGATCACCGCCTCGATGTTCCCCGGCTTTGCGGTCTGCAACCTCGGCGCGCCCTTGCTTTTGTCTTTCAGCACGTCGTCCTTGATGGTGTAGGTTCCTGCCACGTCTTTGGTGATCTGCTTTCGGACCTTCCGGGCCGCCGCATTGATGGACAGTCGGAGAACGTCCGGGGCCTGGAGCGCCAGGCGTTCCAGGCGTTGGCCGATCCGTAGGATTTCGGCCTGGGTGTCAACTTCAATGTGGATCATGTGCGGATCGCCTCGATTTCGATTGACAGGACGCCGGCGGCCTCGTCCGCCTGTACTACGCGATACTCCCGGCCGTCCAGGTTCAGGGCCTTGCCAGACATAGGCCGCCCGCCGTAGTCCGATTTACTCACATACAGCAGTCGCCGCGTCCTGTACGTCCCATCTGTGTGGACGCCGCCCCTGGCCGCGTCCCGCTCCAGCAGCGCGTCGTCGTCCACCACCGCGTCCATTTTCCGGCCGTCGATTGTGTGGGCGTCTGCAAATTCCTGGGCGTTCAGGAATACGCCGTGAATGTCCGCCGCCACGCAGTCCTTGAAAGAGGGGGCGCCCATTACTGGGCACCCCCGTTTTCATTCTTTGCGGGGGCGTAGACCTCCGCCGCCGTGATCACAGCGATCAGGTCCGCCTTTGTCTTTGCCTTGGAGATCTCCAGCCCCATGTCGGTGGCCATTCTCTCCAGGTCGGCCTTTTTCAGGTCCTCCAGGTCCTTGGGGTCCAGGTGCCCAGCGATCATCCCTCCGTCCTGGGTGCCCTGGGTGTTCTGTGCGCCGTCCTGGTCGCCCTTGGCACCGTCCTGGCCGTCCTGGGTGTTCTGTGTGCCGTCCTGGTCGCCCTTGGCACCGTCCTGGCCGTCCTGGCCGCCCTTGGCGCCGTCCTGGGTGTTCTTGGCTACGTCCGGCGCGTTGTCCTGGCTCTCTCCGCACCGTTCCGCGCTGTCATTCTCCAGCCATGCGTCCACCATTCTGGCGTCGTCGCCGGGCAGGTTGTCCCCGGCCTGATACATACGGCCCCGGTATAGGATCGGCCGCTTTGCAATCAGTCCTTTCATGTCTGGCCCTCCTTTAGCCCAGCAGTTTCACCAGCACGGTGGCGTCGTTTGCTCCCGCCGCCGCCACGGCCCACCCTGCCGGGGTGTTGGTCGAACCGCTCCCGGCCGTTGTGGTGATGTTCTCCGCCGTCTTGTCCCAGTAAAGGGCCTGGCCCACCGTGATGGCGCCGGTTGCCTTGGGGATCTCGAACACACCCACGACATGGACGGCCCCGGTTTCATTGGCCGCAATATCGTTCCCCGCCACGCCGATCCGGGTGGCAAGGTCCACCACGTCGCCGTTGCTCACGGCCTCGGTGGCGGTATAGTCGATGGTTTCGCCTCTCTGCCAGTATTTCGCGCTCATTTCTGCTTTACCTCCTTACTGCCTTACAGCGTGATGGTGGTTCCGGGGTTCTTGGCGATACCACGGAAGTCCACTGCGGTGATGCCCCAGTCCAGCCAAATGTCCCACACATAGCCCAACTGGCCGGCCACCTCCATACGGCGAATGGTCGGGGTTTCCTGGCCGTTCAGGTAGTCCACCTGGATGGAACGGGCATAGGACGGATCGCCTGCGACAAACCAGGGCACCGCGTTGGTGCCGGCCAGGGCGTTCAGGGTGCCCTCCTCGATCACCTGCAGGCGGTTCCGGTACTGATACAGGGCGTTTGCGGTGTGGCTGCCGATCCCGTCCACGTCGATCTGCGCGGTTTCCAGGATCTGCGACATAAGGAACCCGTAGCCCACGGGCACGATGATGTATCTGGGCTGTACCATGATGCTGTCACCAAAAGGATCTTTCTGGTTCAGCAGTTTCAGCATGATGGCCTGCAGGGTGTCAATGGACGGGGCCGCGCCGGTGGTGATCAGGTTGTTGTGGGCGGAGTTGAACAGGGCCACTCCGTCAAAGATCGTGGGGTTGTTGAACAGGATGGAATACACCTGCTTGTTGATCGTGCGCTTTGCGGAGGCCGCGTACATACCGGGCACCTGGGTGATAAATCCCACGTCGTCGTTGATAAACGCCTCCCGGGTCATGGAGAACTGGCGGCCGTAGGTTGCCACCTGGCGCTGGGGGAGAAGTTCGGTCTGCGGGGTGTCGTGTTTCAGTTCGCCGTTTTCGCCCACGCGCAGGAACTCGCCGGCGCCGCCCGCCAGGTACTCGTGATCCTTGGTGGGCTTGAAGTCGGTCACGCTGCCCTTGGTGGTCCATACCTGGAAGGTGGTGGGCACAGCCTGGTATCTCTGCACGATGGCCTTTCGGATCGTGTTGTCCAGGATCGCGGGAAATGCCGCCGTGGGATTGAAGAACTGGCGGCAGGCCATGTTCCACAGGTCGTCCTTGGACATACGGAGAAGGGAGGCCGTAGTCCCCAGGCCCTCCCGGGCCATACACTCAATGGCCAGATCCCGCAGGGACAGGCCGCGCATCTGCTCCGCGTTCTCGCTGGGGCGTTCCACCTCCATGCCACTACGCAGCAGCAGGCCGTCCACGGCCGCCTGTCGGAAGTTGTCCTGCTCCCGGCTGTTGTCGGACATTCTGGCGCCCACAGGGCCGTTGTGCTGGATCAGGAAGTCCACGGCC